TTCAAGAACACTGGTTCTGCATCAGCAGCTGGTATGTACTCGTTGTTGTTCCGTTATAAGAACAGCATTATCTTCTTCGATGACTCTGACGATGCTCTTAAAGATCAAGAAAGCCGTAACTTGCTTAAGGCTGCAACTGATACCAAGAAGATTCGTAAGCTTGTTTGGAACAAGATGGGCAAGAACGTTGTTGATAACGAAGATATGACCGACGAAGAAATCCTTGACCAAGGGTTGATTCCACGTTTCTTCGAATTTACTGGTAAGGTAATCTTTATCTCTAACCTCGATCTTGACAAGTTGGATCCAGACGGCGCACTACGCACTCGCGCATTCATTGTAAACATCGACCCAACTGAAATGGAAATCTATGACTTCATGGAAAAGATCGTTGGCGATATTGAACTTGAAGATGGTTTAAGTCTTGATCTTAAAGCACGTAAGCACGTTGTTGATCTACTACGCAAAGGTAAGAGCAAGCAAAGCGCTAACCTTCGTAAGCTATCACGTGGACTATCCATGGCAGCAGGAGCAATTGCCGCAGGCGTTGAAGTTAGTGATAGTGACCTACAACGCATGATTGAAACATACGCATAAGATGAATAAATCTCTACTAGAAGCAGCCGCCGCCAGTCTAGACAATATTTGCGAAGATGAATCGTTTCAACGTTTACCAGGACACGTTGTTAAAAATGAATTGTACATGCTGAAAAAGAAATTTGATATGATGTACGACGCATTAAAGAGCGGAGCCGATTATGATGATAAGCGTTTTACTTCTATCATCAAATCTTTGCAGGATATTCGTAAAGAGGCGAAGTCGTTTAAAGCAGGAGACGCTGTGCCTATTAGCTATAAGTAATGAAACTCATAAAAGTATACGGCTGCTCAAAAAGCCCCGCTCGTAAGGACCTAGTCCGCCGAGCAGCCGTATACTTTCTTAATGTTTTACTTCCACGTAAACGCAAGATTGAAATTGGTATTCGTGTTGAGGAAAATCTCATTAAGAATCATAGCATGTATGGATGTTGCTACCATATAACCAAGTCTCCATCAAAATATAAGATTCTTCTTGATAACAGTATGTCAGATGAAATGCTTATAGGTACTCTCGCACATGAGTTTGTGCACGTGCGTCAATTTGACAATAATGAATTGGTTTTTATGAATAACCGTAGTCGCTGGCATGACAAATACTATTCAGATGATGAATTTGCTGTAACCGAGGAGCCGTGGGAAGTTGAACCACGTGAACGTGAATCGGTCCTAGCCGCAGATTTCTTTGCACAATAAATACCATAATGAATGGCACTGACATCGCAAACCTGCTTAAAAAGCTAAAAGGTGTCACCGTGAAGTCATCAACTTCAACCTCAATTGTACTATTAGTAAATGGTAATCGTATTGAGGAAATGCACAGAGTTGCAAAATTTTTATCCACTCTTAATGCTGTTGTCGATTCTAATTTAAAAGGATCAAGCATTGGCGGAATTAAGGTTGGGAACGTCAAGATCCTAATCAAAGGCGCTGGGCGCACTGGCGGCCTTGACGTTGAATCGGCTGCAATCAGCGCTTTAGAATCCGCAGTGTTTGCGGCGGTTGCAGAAGCCGGAGGCCCTATTAAAATTAAATTAGGCGATGGCAAAATTATTCAAAAGGTATCACGTGTCCTAAAAACAGCAGGAACACCAAAAAGTGATTTTAACTTAGCTGATGATTCAGGTAAGCCATTAATCCACATCAGCCATAAGAAAGGTAAATCACCAAAGGATTTCCAACAATGGGGAGGATTAACAGAAGAACGAATTAAAAACCATAAAGAAACAAAGTCATTTATATTAAAATGTCAGGCTCTTTATGGAGATAAGATTCCTCCAAGTGAATCTGCATACGCTGTCATAAAAAGCAAAGATCTTAAAATGATGTCGGTATTTGGCGTTAATTTTGACAAAGGTTCAATTGACGAAAACCGAGTAGATGTTCTTATACAAGGAGATCCTGGTTTAAAGAAAATTTCAAAAGGAATATATGCGTTAACTGCCACCGGGCATATTCATTACCACGGTGAAGTTCCAGATGCTGGATTTACTCCAGTGTTAGCCGTAATATATAAAGGAGACCGAGATCAATTTGATATTAAAGGTGCTCGTTTTTCGATTTACCCTAAAGATGGTCGTTCATTCAAAACACACATACCATGAAATCATTTAGAACATTTTTAACCGAAGGAGCAAATCTTGCTCCAGCGGAACTTTACAAGTACGATTGGCGTATTGAATTGTTTATTGACAAACTTAAAAGTGGTCTCCCGTTGACTCTTGTAAAAGGCGGTGAGATTTCATTACACTATGATGCTGACGCTGAGAGCCGTCTACGCGCTAAAAAAGATCCAGGTAAGATTCCTTTCCGAGGTTATGACAACGCTGTTTATTACCTAAAGGACTTTGCGAAGTCAAAAGAATTTGGAGGAGGCGGTGGTTCTGGTGCTGGAGCCGATGTTACACAGTTAACCGAAAGTGCTCAGGCAGTTTATGCAGCTGCAAAATGGAACGGTGCTAAGACATACAATACTGAGGAATTGGCAAAAGGTTATGCACACTCCGATGTAGACGATGACATTAATCGTATCTTAAATGATCTTCCGAAAGAATGGCGAGAATCATGTATCCTTGGTGCTGAAGAATTATACAAGCTGTTACGCGGTAAAGCATATACATTCCATCGTGGCAGTGCATGGGTAAATAAACTTGAAAAGCATTTCAAGACTCTTAATTCTAAAGAAAAGGCATTCTCTAACTTGAATAAGTGGAGCCCTGCCGATATTTACTTGGTGTCGCCTGTAGGTAAAACTATTCATTTTGAAAATGCTCAAAGTATTGCTGAACTAAACAGCATGCTAACTGAAGCTCTAAAGAACAAAGATGTAATTGGTGTATCGCTCAAGCTGTTGAAAAAGAATGCTCATATTTCATACTACAACTTTGATTCCAAGAAGAAGGTCATCGAGTTTGATCGTTTCACTACAGGTAACAAAGGATTCTTTGGAGGTAAGGACGTCTATATGTACTTTACGTTAGACGGTAAGATTCAGTTCCGTACATTCCCTGAAACATTTCAAGGAGAAATTAAAGGTAAGAATGCTAACCAAGGTAAACTGAGTTATGGTCCAATCCAAACAATTCTCCGTCATCTAAAATTACCACAGCTGATTGACATCAAAAAGCTACGTGCTGGATTACAAAAGAATGATCCTTCTCTGCTTAAGGAGTTTTACACAAACTATACACGTTATGCAAAGGATACCGAAAAGCTTTCATATGACGAGTTTGTCGAAAAGATAGCAGATCAAGGAGTTTCTTGGGCATTTAGTAAATTCCTTGGTTGTGAACTCATTGACATAATTTCAAAAAGCTCGCAAGAAGACGAGTTTATTACTGCGTGTATCAGCTATGCAAGTAGCAGCAGTGATCTTAGCGCACCATTCATTAAAGTAGAATAACATGAAATCATTTAAGGAATACATTGCTGAAGCTTCAGCTGAAGGTAAGAACCTTCACATGACGCATATCGAAGATCAGGTAATTTACGGAGGCGTTAAAGGAGCACGTGAAGCAATCCTTGCGCTACGTAGCCTACGTGATATGCTTGCGGGGAACGCTAAAACTTCAACTGACGTTACGGTAAAATGGGACGGTGCACCTGCAGTATTTGCAGGGATTGATCCATCGGATGGTCAGTTCTTCGTTGCTAAGAAAGGTATCTTCAACAAGAACCCAAAGATCTATAAGAGCGTATCTGACGTTCGCGCCGATACATCTGGAGACCTTGCTGATAAACTATCCATTGCTTTTAACGAATTGCAGAAGCTTGGGATTAAAGGAGTACTTCAAGGCGACATCATGTTTACTCAAAAGGATCTTAGCGTTGAAGACTATGATGGCGAAAAGTACATCACGTTCCAACCTAACACAATCGTTTATGCAGTTCCAGCTGATAGCGATGTTGCAAAGAGTATCAAGAAAGCTAAGATTGGTGTAGTATTCCATACACGATACAGCGGAGCTACTCTTGAAACCATGAAAGCTTCTTATGACTTTGATCAGAGCGAACTTAAAAAGACTCCATCGGTTTGGTTCCAAGACGCAAAGGTTCATGACCTTTCGGGTAAAGCTACCTTTACGGCTGAAGAAACTGCTGAATTAACCGCAAGACTTTCGGTCGCAGGTAAGATATTCCAGAAGATCAACAGCTCAACACTTAAGGAAATTGAAGACAATCCTGACTTTGCACAAAGCCTTGAAACATTCAATAACACGTATGTACGTCGAGGCGAGGTTGTTTCTAACACAAAGGCACATGTTGATAATCTAATCAAATGGGCAACCGATCGTTTCAATAAAGATATTGAGTCCAAGAAGTCAGAGAAAGGTAAGGAAACAGCATCTGCTAAGCGTGATCAATATATGAAGTTCTTTTCGGATGAAAACAAAAAGAACCTTAACTTGGTTTATCAGTTGCAAAACGCGATTATTGATGCAAAGAGACTTATTATAAATAAACTCGATACTCTTAAAAAGTTAAGCACTTTTGTGCGAACATCAAGTGGATTCCGTGTTACAGGCCAAGAAGGTTTTGTTGCAATCGACCATCTATCAGGTGGAGCAGTGAAATTGGTTGACCGTATGGAATTCTCTAAGAATAACTTTTCGGCTGACATAATTAAAGGGTGGGATCGCTAATATGAAACAATCAGATACTACGACTGCAAAGAAAGAACCTAAGAAGATTAGATTGAGAGATCTGATTCCAGTTGACTATACCGATGGCTCATGGCCCGAAGACGAACAAGGTGAGTTGACATACGATTATTGGAAGCGTGCTTCAGGAGTTCTTGATGAAGAAGAGATCGAAGAAAGTGGTTCGTGGATTGATGGTTATATTGACAAGTATACACAAATGGTATACAAGCCTAAAGAAGAAATCTTAACACTAACTTGGAGAAATTACGAAAAATTTCCAAAGGATGTTAAGCTTGATAAAGCTTCATGGGAAATACTAAGTAAATCACAAAATCGTCCACGTGCCTTTAATCAGTTGTGGATGAGCGGAAAGATTAAGGCTATGAAAGAAGAAACCTCTCTCGATGAAGCATATGATACTGAACTCTCTAAGTATCAACTAAATGGAGAGCTTAATCGCGTTAACGGTCGTATTAAGTTTTTACAATCAGCACATCGTGGTTCCGCTTTACCCGCTGATGTTGCATCTGAACTAAAGAAGCTTCAAGACCTGCGTGATAGTATTCTCGCAATGCTTAAGGAAGAAGATATCCTCGACGACGTTGATGCAGACACCATAACTGAAGCTCTAAACATGCTGCAACGTATGAAGCGTCGTGCTATCATGCGTAGAAACAAATCTAAGATTCTCGCAGGTCGACGTCGCGCTCAACGCCGTCGTGCATCTACATCTGTTCTTCAACAGCGCGCTATGCGTGCAGCTCGTGCAGCACTTGCTCGTCGACTATTACGTAAAAACAAAGGTGAAGCCAGTTACGGAGAAAAAGTTCGTGTTGAAAAAATGCTCGCTTCTCGCCGCGGTGCAATTAAAAACATTGCTCGCCGCCTTCTTTCAAAAGTTCGCCAAAAGGAACGTATGCGTTTCCAAAAGCACGCCACTCCGCCAAAACCAATTCAATCCGTAAAGCCAAATAAGTAATGGGACTCAAATCATTCCGTACATATACTGAGGAATCAACTAAGGAATTAGTTGCCACCTTTGGTCGCTTTAATCCTCCGACAATTGGACATGAAAAATTGATCAATGCCGTCGCAAAAGAGGGTAAGGGTAAAACGTATCGTGTCTATGCTTCGCAAAGCGAAGATTCAAAAAAGAACCCGCTATCCTATGATGATAAGATCAAATTTATGCGCAAGATGTTTCCTCAATATGGTCGTAATATCATATTGGATCGTAGCATCAAAAACGTGTTTAATGTCGCAGCGGCAGCACACGACGACGGCTTTACGAAATTCACATTAGTCGTTGGCAGTGATCGTGTTCCTGAATTTAAGACTTTACTTGCAAAGTACGATGGCGTAAAAGGTACACATGGTTACTACAAGTTTCGTGATGGTATTCAAGTAGTATCGGCAGGTGAACGTGATCCAGATGCAGATGACGTTAGTGGAATGAGCGCGTCAAAGATGCGTGCCGCTGCAGCCGATAATGATCTTGATACTTTCGCAAAAGGATTGCCTAAAACATTTGGAGAAGTCAAGGAATTGTTCAATGCAGTGCGAAAGGGAATGGGACTAAAAGAAAGTCACAACTTCCGTAAGCACGTACAATTTCAACCTCTAAACGATATACGTGAACGCTATATCGCTGGAGAAATTTTCAATGTTGGAGATCAAGTTTATGCTGAATCTGAGAGTGGAATGATCTTAACCGTTGAATCACGAGGACCAAACAATGTCACGTGTAAACTACCAAATGGAGAAACTAAACGTTTCTTCTTATCTGATCTTCATATAGTTGAAGGATCTTCTTACTATACCGGTTTGTCTAAATCAACCGCAGACAAACGCGAAAAGCATTTTGAAAAGAATGCTAAGAAAGACGATAACAATGACAGTGCATATGAGCCTGCACCAGGCGATAAGACTGCTGTCACTAAGCCTTCAAAATACACCAAGGAGTATCAAAAAAGATTTGATGAAGAGGCTAGCCCAGCGTCTAAATCACTACGTAAAAAGTCTGAAGAATCTGGTATTGACTATGGTATACTTAAAGACGTTTATGATCGTGGACACGCTGCATGGCGAACAGGTCATCGTCCTGGAACAACTCCTGAACAATGGGGATTGGCTAGAGTAAATAGTTTTATAGTTGGCGGCACTACACAAAAGACCACAGACGCCGACTTGTGGAAAAAACATAAATCAAATAAATAATCATATGAAGAAACTTTCGGATATTCTGCTTGAGGCTGAAACGCTAGAGCATGTAAAGACAATCGCAGAAGATGCTGCAACTGACAATAGCAACACAATCATTCCTCCAGTAACGTTGGTCACAGCAGACCGAGTCGGCGCTGCTTTGCAGAAGTTAGATCAAATCGGCGAAATGGTTGATGATCTATATAATACGTTTTCTCATCTTGAGGAAATTGATGCAGAAGCTGATGCTGCTCTAACAGGTGCATATAATTCTATCGATGATCTATATGCAAAGATTGACGATAAGTATGACATCATCCCAGTTGATCTTGATGAATATGACATCGAAGAAGAACTTGAACTCTTTGCTGATGTTGAAACTATCGTTGAAAAGCTTTCGCCTGATGCTCCTGCGTCTGAATGGATCGATGATTTCATTAAGAGCGATGCTCCACAATTCGAAGGTAAGTCCAAGAAGGAACGTATCAAGATGGCTCTAGGCGCATATTACGGTGCACAACAGAACGAAGATCTTGAGCTTGAAGAAAGCTTCCGTCCTGGATAT